ATCCAGTATCTCCAGTTGTTTTTTTTAAAGATTGGTTAAAGCCTGAGTTATCAGAACCACAATTAGATGTATTTAATAACTTATTTAAGGGTAAAGAATGGAATAAAGATTACCTGGAATACCTTTTATTTTGGGGTGAAGGCGGAGGTAAGGATTTTACTTGTGCTCGTATCTTAATTTATACAGCTTATTTTCTCATGTGTCTTCGTTCACCACAAAGATGGTTAAACTTTACCGAGAATGAACCAATTGATTTAGTCAATATTAGTGTTTCAGGGATTCATTCAAAAAATGTATTTTTTAATAGATTTACTACAGCACTGAAGGCAGTTATAAATCCAAAAACAAATAAAAATTGGTTCGCTGAAAAAGGAATGGATTTAAGAGATATGAAAGATATACAAATGTCAAAAGTTAATTTTAAAAAAAATATTACAGCACATAGTTTGAATAGTGTTAAATACTCAGGAGAAGGAAAGAATATTTTGTTAGCTATATTTGATGAAATAGCAGAATTTAAACCCCATAAAGCAAAAGAAATTTATGATAATTTATGGTTTACTGCCGAAACAAGATGGGGCAGCAGAGATGGTAGTTCTTTTAGGATTATTTTAATATCATATCTTAGACATGAACATGATTATATGAATTATAGATGGGAACAATCTAAAACAGAACAAAAAATTTATCGGAGTAAAAAAGCAACTTGGGAGGTTAGACCCGATAAAACGAGAGAAGACTATAACGAAGCATTTAAAAAGAATCCTGAAGAAGCGGCAAGAAGATTACAGAATATTTTAATGAAAGGAGCAGGCAATTCATTCTTTGTTTATAGAGAAAAAATTAAAGAAGCCATCAATGTAAATAGAATATCTCCCTTTATTGGCAACCCCCTGAAGACTGATGATTTAAATGATTTAACTTTAGCTTCTTGGTTTCAGCCATTCAAGACACAAGAAATATGTGAATTGGAATTGAAATCAAATATATCTGAAATAGAAAAAAAGTTATTAACAAGCTTAAAGTCACAGCATAGTGATGCATTATATTTTGCACATATAGATTTAGCTAAAGGAAAAGACACAGGAGATGCTGTAGGATTTGGATTTGGTCATCTATTTAAAAAGAATCCTGATTTAGATGATGCTCCACTTCATATCTATATTGATATTCTAATGCAATTAAGAGCTGTTGAGGGAGAAATTGATTTTGAAAGAATTAGAGATTTTTTATTCAAATTAAACGATTTAGGATTTCCTTTTGGTAGAGTAACTTTAGACGGTTATCAGTGCTTAACTGGGGATACAAAAATAAAATTGATAAATGGAACATCAATAGAGATTAAAGATTTGGTGGGAAAAAATCCTTGGGTGTATAGTTATAATGGGGAAGAAATAATCCCTACTAGAGCAAAAAATATAAGAAAGACAGGAAAGAAATCTCCGGTTTATGAAGTTACTTTAGATAATGGAGAAAAAATAAAAGCTACGGGGGAACATCCTTTTATGCTTCGAAATGGAGAATATAAAAACTGTAAGAATTTAAAAAAGAACGACTCGTTAATGCCGCTATATTTAAAAATTTCTAAAAATAAAGGAATTAAAGGATATAGACTAGTATACCAACCAGCTAAAAAAGGTAAATGGGTTTATGAACATCGTCATTTTATGAAATATTATAATACAAATAATTATAATAAATATTATAGAAATGGATTTGTTATCCACCATAAAAATTTTAATAAACTAGATAATACAAAAGAGAATCTTGCTTGGATGGATAAAATTAAACACATTAAATATCATCAAAAATTAGTGGCTAAATTTAATTTGGGAACAAAACGAACTAGCCAGCAAAGAAAGAATATAAGTTTAGCTCATATTGGGATAGAAAACAAAAGTAAAGGAAAAACATATAAAGAAATATATGGCATTAAAAAAGCGAATGATATTTTAAGAAGAATTAGTTTAAATGGAAAAGGCGTAAAACGTTTTTATGTCAGAACAGAAAAACAGCTAAAAGAAAGCAGCGAACGGATGAAAAAAAGGTGGAAAAATAAACAATTTAGAGAGATAGTAACAGATAAAATTTCTAATACCGTTACAAAATTGTGGGAGAATGATATATATATAAATAGAAGAGATACTTCCAGCTATGGAATTGATAATTTTAATACTCGACTAGATGTAACTATAGAAAAAGTACAAAAATTAATTAAACTAAAATTAAGTCAAAAAGAAATAGCCCAAAAGTTAAATTGTAGTCAAGCATTAATTAGAAGAAGAAAGAGATTTGGGAATTTGGTTTTAAATCATAAAGTTGTTTCTGTTAAATTTTTTGGGTACGAGGATGTTTATGATATGGAAATTCCTAAGTATCATAATTTTGCGTTAGATGCTGGAGTATTTGTGCATAATTCAGTTGATTTTGAGCAACTATTAAATAAGAAGGGAATTAAATGTGAGCAACTATCTGTTGATAAAACAGACGAAGCTTATCAAACATTAAAAGAAAGAATATATAATAAAACTGTAGATTACTACGCATACCCTGTCTTTATAAGAGAGTGTGAAGAATTAATTAAAGTAGATAATAAAGTTGACCATCCAGAAATCTCATTACGAAGAAGCATAGAAGAAGGAAACGATAGGGGTTCAAAGGATGTTGGTGATTGCGGTGCTGGAATTGTTAAAAGTGCTCTTGATTATGAAAGAGAAATTGATAGCGATTGGGTGGGAACTAGTTTTTAATGGAGGAAAATCATGTGGAATATTTTTAAGAAAAAACACGAGCCAGAAATTTTAGAGGTTAATTTACCCAAACAAGATGTAAAAACAATTAAATCATCAAGAGGAATTGTTGAAGAGGCGTCTGTTCACGGAACGGGATTTGGTGATGATTATGTTGACAAAATTTTTCAAATATCAGGTATAAATAATGATAAGCTATGGGACTGTTATTGGAATAATTCTTGGATAAGGGCTTGCATTGATAAAATAATCAAAGAAGTTTGTAAATACAAAATAATAGTCAAACCAAAAGCGTCAGTGGAAGATAAAGACAGCGAAGAGATACAAACAAAGATTAAAGAAATCGAAACTTTATTAGCCAACCCCAACCCAAAAGTCGAATCATTTGACGGAATACGAAGAAAATATTTAAGGGACATTTTGATTTATGATGCAGGTGCTTTAGAGATAGTTAAAAAGAGTTCAGAATCTAAATCAATGAAATTAAAGTTAACTCAAAAGGTAAAAGATTTAACAACCCTAACTCTTGAATATAAAAAAGACCAAAAAGAACTCAATTCAAAAGAAATGATTGATGCTAGAGAAGAAATTACCCAATTAAAAACTAAAATTAAAGAGCAAGAAGAAGCTGAAAAGGATAAATCAAACAAACCAACTGAATTATATGATGTGGCAGGAGACAAAATAAAATTAAATATTGATACCCACGGCAACTTTAAAGAAGGTGTGGCTTATAGATTAATGTATAATCAAGCATCAGTTGCAGACTTTAAAATAGATGAGTTAATTTATTTTATTGCTAATCCAATAGCTGGTAGTGCTTATGGAATATCACCACTTGAATCAGTATATAACACAGTTATAGCTGATAATCAAGCAGCAATTTTAAATAGAAGAAGATTAGAGAATGATGGAATGATTTCAGGTGTTTTAAGTTTTCCAGGCATGAGTGAAAAGAAATTGAAAGCGAATGTAATGTTTTGGAAGACGCAAGCAAAAACTAAAGCAGGACGATTTGTTATAACTTCTTCTCCTGATGTTAAATTTACAAAATTGACTGAAAGTCCTGAAGAAATGCAATTCATGGAATATCAAAGATGGATATTGAATAAAATAATGGCTGTATATGGACTACAACCAATAGTATTAGGTATTATAGATGTAGGAACAGGAAAATTAAATTCAGAAGAACAAAGAAGACAATTCAAGTCAGACGCAATCATCCCATTATTGAAATTGGAATCTCATCACTTAACAGACGTTTTAATTAGACAAGGATTTGGATACGATGATATAGAAATTGATTATGAATCACCCAAACAAGAAATTGATTTAGAAAAGATGTCCGGGATAGTAGAAAAGATAGCTAAATTAGGTAGTGTGATAAGAAGAAACGAAGCAAGAGAATTAATTGGGCTGCCTTTATTAGATGAAGCCGAAGGAGGAGATGAATTAATCCAAGCAGGAAAAGAACCTGGAACTGAAATAAATGTGGAACCTGGAAATAATATGGCTATGCTAAGCCAACTTGACAAAATAAGAGAAAGAGTTGAAACTTTATTTCAATTTGAAGACGAACCTATGGTGAATGAGGAAGCTGAAAATTTAGAAGTTCAATTAAATTTAAAAAAGAAAAAAATTTACGATGGGTTATTAAATCGTTTTGGGAGAAAATCAAATGAAAAAAATTGAACTTTATAATGACTTTGAATTAAAAAATAAACTAACTGAATCTGATGAGCACGGTTTCATTTTAGATTTAGGTGAAGGGGAAGTAGGCGAAGTTAAAGAATTCGAATACTACATTTATAATCCAGACGAAAAGGTATTCAAAACCGATTTAAAATTTGAAGTAAATCACCCAGAAGTTAAAATTGAATTTGCACCCACATCATTAGACCCAAAACAAAAAGCAAAATTAAAAATAATATGGTCTCCAGCATTAGAAATTGAAGATGCTTTAGTTACTGGAATGAAAATTGTTGGGAACAATAAGTGGAAGAAACCTAACTTAGTTGGTTAATGAACATATTATTAAAAAATCCAAACACTGGCAGAACCAAAAACAACAAACAAGAAATTACTTCCTCTGCAGGACAAACAGTTTTCACACTTGATTTTACTCCAGCAGGTAATTCATTGTTAGCTTTCGTTCAAGGGATATTAA